CTGGATATACCATTAATAATATTTTCATCATATTCTTTAACTGGTACTTTTGCTGAATGTATATACAATGGCCCACGATACTTTGTGGACCATGATCTAATCTCATACTTTTTAATTCCTGCTAAAATTAAAAATGCGTATGGATTTTTAACTGTTAAAACTTTGATATCTTTCATGACTTGAAATGAGAAGTCTACTTCCTCCTGTGTGTTTATAAAAAGTTTGTTTAGTCAATTTTGTTAATCGTAAAGCATCAGTCAATGATCTACCATCCAAAACATATTGACTTGCTTGTTTAACCTTTTCTTTTATTATAACTTTTCTCTCTGGTACATAAGGAGTATACTTTGTTATTGCTTTCCATCTAGATTTATTTCTAGTCATTGCTTCATGGAAAGTCCATCTACCAGACTTCCAAGAATCATATGCTAATTGTGCTCTTTTTTTAGTTATAGACGGATCATAAGGTCGACCAGGTGGAATATGGTAAACAGTAACTAAAGACTGTTTACCTTTTTTAGTATTATATTTTGCTACTCTGGTGACGGGAAAACATAATTTAATTGGATCATTAATATTAATTTTATTACCAAATTTAAATTGAACGTCTTCTTCCATTTCTTCCAAACTCGGACAATGTTCATCAAAAACTTCCCACATCCACCAATGAAAAGAATTAGAAAAACAGGCATCTTCAAACTCGTGTTCATCCATAACAACAGGACGCCAAGGATCACCCATAACAGGATGATAATCACACAATTCGTCTAAGTATGCTCTTCTAATTAATGAAATCATAGAAAAAACTTATCATCCCTCTCTAGGGCTTTAATTTCTTTTTTAAAATCTCTTTGTCTTTGCCTTTCAGCCTCTTCACGCTTTAATCTTTTTTTTAAAGACGGTTTGGTATAATGTCTCCTATCTTTAAGTTCTTTAAAAAGTCCCTCATTTACTAATAAACTTTTCAATTTATCAATCGCTTTACCAACATTATTATCATAAACTTTCACTGAAATCATATAGCATCCTTTTCATTAAAATTATTTTTCAATTCTTTTTGTTGAATTTGTAATTGTATACTTGAACAAAAATATGTTAAATTATAAGCGATTTGAGCTTGTTCCGGTGGTAAAACACTACTCATGTTTGAACCAAATTGCCTTTTCCAAATTTCAAAATCATACCTTTTTTCATATTCATTCATTACACACTCAACAGTTTTATATAGATGTATTGGAAGAAATCTATTTCTAACATCAGGCCTTGCTGAAAGTTGTGTGAACAACATAGATGTCCAAAAATGTTTCTCTTCTATTGGCCATGGTTTAATTAACTGTTTTGTAGTATTTGTTTTTTGTTCTTTTTTAATTTCTACATTTTTATTTAAACATCCCAAAAACATCAACACACAAATCATTACTAATAAAAACCTAAACATTGTATTCCTTTAGTAAGTAATTGATCTTACATATATTTAGGTAAATTTGTGGTAGCCCGACTAGGAATCGAACCTAGAATGAGAGCTTAGAAGGCTCCTGTTATATCCATTTAACTATCGGGCCTCATCCTTTATAAACCAATGTAAATATGTCAATTGCACCTTTATCATTACAATGATCAGTAACACAAGCAGAATTTAATCTTTTATTAATCTTTTTTAAATTGCCAAGATCATCATAACTAAAACTTGTATCAGTTTTATAAAGTCCTGGACAAGAACCACCATCCAACTCAGTCTTTTTTATAACTTTTCCTTCATCATCTAATTTAATAATTCTAACTCTTGGAATAGGACATGCCATAACTTTTATTTCATTATCCATATTATATGCAGTTGATCCACCAATTTTTACATAATATTCATTTCTAGATAATTTTTTGTAATAAAAAACAAATCCTTCAGAAAAATAAAGTTCTCTTTGTTCAACACCCATAATAGTATGTACTTTTCTCAGAGAATATGATCCTTCTTTTATAAAAGATATATCTTTTACTTTTTTATGAAAAACTTTTTTCTCTGGTGTTTTTTGTACTATTTTTTGTTCAAATATTTGAACATTTTTGCAATCAGGACAATGACCACTTTTAACATCTTGTCGACAACCCATTGGATTATCACAAATTTGTTCAACATAAGAAGATTCAGATTCAATCTTTTCAACAATATTAGATTTAACTGATTGCCTATCTAAAACAGAATGATTAAGTTGATCTTCATCATCAAGAGATTCGACTTTTGAAACTGCTTCTCTCAATACAGCTATGTTGTTTTCAATAGTATTTTTTAATTTTGAAACTTTAGGTTTACCAAAATCTTTTGATGAATTACCAACTTTTTTTAATGTATATTCACCAGTGTTCTCATTAAGAACAGCTTGGTATTGTTCACCATTCATGGTGATAATTTTACCAAAAACCGGAGTGATTACCAAACTAAACAATAGGGCAAGAATTACTTTTCTCATAATAAATCCATATTAGGGGGTTGTACCAACCATTGAGATTCCTCACCATGAGAATCCTCATCTTCATACAAACCTAGTATATCAAGAACCATCGCAAATGTCAAGTTTTTTGCTGCCGCCCTTTTCCACCAGACTTTTTTGCCGGAGGCCTCTTCTTAACCTCCTGTTTTGGGAGAAGTTCAGGAAAAGCTTCCCGAACTAACTTATACGTGATGGTATCATAAAGTTCATTTAGTTTTTTGTCCTTCATAGCAATCACGACCTTTGCCTCGTCAGGATGAATATTTTCGAGCATTTGAATAAAGATGCTCTCTCTTTTTATCTGTTCTATATTTGCACCACCTCCTTCACAGAATATGTAGAATTTACGAACTTCAGGATACAAAGTAGTCGGAAAGCCTTCCGGAGTTCCCCTAAAAACATAAGGTGGGGTTCCTTCTGGTAAAATAAATTTTATACCGGGATGAAAAGCGTGTTGTAGTATCTTTTTAACATGCTCATTTCCCAATTGCCTAAGTACATTAATTTTTTCTTTTTTTGTTGCTGATTGAACTGCTTGAAATATATGTGGTATACTTTCTGCCATATTAAAATTCCTCTATAACATCCATTAAATTTTTAAGTCTATGTTTTATAAAATAATTTAACATATCTTTTTTAGAATTACATTGATCTGTCTCTTTCCATTCTGTAAGAATCTTTTCTTCAATTCTTTCTGGAATGCATGATAGATCAATTAGTGTTTTATTTCTTGAATATCTGTAGTTATTACTTTCTGACAAATTATCCATATCCAATTCAGCAATTTTCTTTTTAGTGAGTGGTATCTGTCTGCGTTCTTCAACAAATACATTATCATCACTTAGAATATTTGGAATACCATCACTCTTATCACCTTTTAGTATATGACCATCAAGATATGATTTAGGGTCTTTATCTATAATAAACTTTTTAGCGATGGGTGAAAATTGTTTCACATTGTCATACTGTTGTAACTGAATAAAATCTTTATCACTAGAGATAATCATTACATTTTGTTTTTCTTCAAACATACCATTCATACCAGCTGGTACAGTTTCTTCAGTTTGAAGGTATTTAGAAAGAATTGCGATAATATCATCAGCCTCACATTCTTCTATATGCATCACTGTGTAAGGTAAATGATTCTTTATCTCATCCCTGACCCTATTTAGTGAAGTGAATAAATCTTCCCAAGAGAATGAAGAATCTCCAGAAACATAGTTTTCTTCATCCTTAGCCCGCTTCATCTTTCTAGAAGCTTTGTATTGTGGGAAGAATTGTTTTCTCCAAGTATTGTAACTATCACAACATAAAACTATGTCACCATAATCTTTATATTGTTTCTTATAGTTTCTGATAGTATTCAATACTATGTGACGCACTAAATCTTCATCAGGTTTGTAGTTCTTAACTACTTGCATAAATGCGCCAATAAAAACCTGACTGTAATCAACTAAAATCATTTTGATGTGAATTGTTTATCAGTTATCGCAATATCGCTTTGTATAGGTTGTCTCTCCATTTCTCTTGTCCACACCGCGTGAATGTCTGGATAGTAAACACCAATATTTCTTTTTGGAGTACCATCTGAATTATATGCCATAGCAACACACTTAGGAATTACTCTATGTTCCTCCTGCTTTCCAGAACGGTCAGCGATCCAATCACCATGTTTTAAATAATGTTCACAATATCTAATATAGGCCCTTTTATTATCTGCGGTATTAGATGCTTTTTGTTTTTCTTGTGGTGATATGCCTCTACCTCTAGCAGATTTATTATAAGATGAAACTAATTCTTTTGATTCTTTAATCCACTCTTTTACATTTTTAAATGAATACACATCATCATCTGGTTTTGCTAAAACAGAAGAATGAATATTTTTGTATTGAGCAGGTTTTCGCTTAGCTCTTAATTTAGACATACGTTCTGCTACTTGTTCAGGTGTTTCCTTCTTTCTTTTCATAACTTTCTTTGACATCTTGTATCCATCGTATTAAATATGAAACCAATTCATGATAGTCTGCCTCATCACAGATTATCTCTTGAAGGGAATCCATAAAGAATTCCTTGTCTTCAACCATTCTACATGCATCATCATACCTCACTTCTATCTGATTGTCAAGTGAAAAATGAATCGCAAATATTTCTTCATCAATTTCAGTGGCATTGGAACTACACCAATATGTATAAAAGTCAGAATA